GGAAGCCGTAAGCCTTAGCCCTACGAGTCCACCCCGGACGATGACTAGAGAAACTCAGGTATTTCATCCCGTTTTCTCTTGCCATATCTTTGGTAAATTGTAAACCTTTTTCAACCAGTTGATAATCATTTTCTAACGACCAAGCAGCCCAAACATGGAGTTTCTGCTCGATTGGCTGTAGTACAAAAAAGCCAACAAAATGATTATCCTTGAGTGCCACAAATAGGAAAGACTTTCTATTCCAGCAATCTGCATACACATCCTCAACAATCCAGTTCTCAGGACTGCGCTTCTTTATTTCCTCTAATCCGGGCTTGACGCTCATCCACCACTGTCTGAGATGGTCAGGCTCGATATATTTGAAATCACTCATCCGACGATTATGTACATAAATTCACAAACATGGGCGTTACTGGCATGATTTATAACGGCTGATCCTTGAGATCGAGTTCCTACCCATAACTTTGACATTTCTTGCGCCCCCTTATCATTCATAGGGGTAAAAATAATTGCTGAATCGTAGCCTATACGTTCATCGTTAAGGGTTGTCTGAGTAGACGATGTTGCCGTAGTAAAGTACCCTACATTGTTCGTTTTGCCATCCATGATCCCACGAACAACCTCAGCAACGGCTCTTTCATCACCGCCAAACGGAGGAAGCGAACGAAACTGCGTCATCTCGCACCTTGATTTATAACATCAACTTGTACGCCTACAGCAGTTTTCCAATCATCCCCGGTAGGAATGGTCTCCACTCGGATGTACCTGCCAGCCTGACGAATAGAACACCGCCCCTCAGCATCAGCCGCTACAGGATCAGTAAACGTAATATCGTCAGACAGCAGATTCCTAGCTGCAACTGCCACGCTACCGCTACCCATATCAACAATAGGTCTTGCCAATGTCATAACTGACCTGCCAATGTTAATGTCGCCAGAGATAATTGATGCTGTTTTGTTTGCACCTGAAAAAGTCACAATCCTACCGCCTGAAACACCTGAAAAAATTGGATTGCCGCCAGCCCATTGTCTATCGTCAAGAGACACAGTTAGCGCATCAATTGAGATACTGTAATTGTCCAATGATTCAAGCGTTACCGATGGTGTAATAGTTACAGAAATAGCATTTGCGCTTGTGGTGGCATAAGACCAACGCTGCAAAGGTACGCTATAAAACAATAAAAAATTCCCACCAGCTTGAGATGGGAAACACCAAATAATTAACTCTCGAATTGGGTCAACTGTTGCAGAAATTGAATCAATATCATTGACAGCAGCGTTATCAAAAAACCATTTATTTATCTTTTGTGAACTAATTGATTCTACAGATTGACCATCGCAAGCATAAAAACCATCACTAGCAAGAAAATAAGTAAGATTTTTATACTGCACCACGCTACCAGCAGCAAAACAGCCTTGAGAACGTGAAATAGCGTCAAATTGGAAGAATAGCGGACTTCCAACGTAGCTCATTCGGTAAATTGCTCTTTCTAACAACACAATCCCAAATTCACCACCAGTTAAACCCAAAATATCCCCACCGTCAGGAATTACTTGAGAGTCTGCTTGTGAAGTTGCGTCAGGAGTCCAATCTGTAGGATCGTTAATATCGCACCAATACAGCTTATTCTCATATCCTGCCGCATTTCCAGCCACTACAAAGTCACGAACTACTGTTACATATTTTGCTACTGGCGCATCTGCTGATAAATCAGCAAAAGACGAGCCGACATTTAAGATTATCGACTGTAACTTTTCTTTACCATTAGCCAAAATCACCCGAGAGCCGAACTGCGTCACATCCCAAGACTCTGTTGCCGTATAACCTGTGGTATTGATTGGGTCTAGGGCAATCGTCGTACCGTTGTACTTGTATATTTTTTGAGAACTAACAGCAAATAACGTCGATACACCAGCAAACTTACCTGCAAATGTCGTTAATAGCGTATCTGCTGCTGCTGAACTGAAGTTAGCCTCTGAATGTAAAGGCTCGTAGCCGTTAGCCACTGGAATACAGTTCTCAGCCTGAGTCAATGAGCCAGTAACCCCCGGCTGATCTGGTAACCACTCACCGAAATTTATTACTGTCGTTGCCATATATCACTCATCGGAGGAACATTCGACCATGAATCACCATAAGCTACGCTATTTGTCCACTGATCGCTAGTAGCAGAGCTTTTTGTCCATGAACCAATAGAAGCAGTAGCGCTTGTCCACTGACTACTTATAATAGAACTATTTGCCCATTCTTCACCATAAATAAAGCCTTCCACAACAACTTGCGCTCTTGCATTTATGGATGCAACAATTGGTACACCTTCTTCAGCAGTTACAACTGCCCTTCCTAAAATTGCACCAGAAGCACTAGCAATTATGTTGCTATTTGCGGAAACTAATGCCCTTCCGTTAATAGCAGACGAAGCAGCTACAATCGCTGTAATGCTACTTTGAGAAAATGGCGCAGAAGATAACGGAAGAAATCCAAGCATTTAATTTTCTTTACACTGGTTCCTGCACAATTTCCCAAACGTCTTTAACTATGCCATCTACCCATTGATAAGTGCAGATAGCACTTGTAATCACAAATCCCTCGTTAGGCTCTGGGCATTGAACTCGCTCAAATCTAGCAAATTCAGGTGGTAGATTATTAACATCTACATGAGGAAATGCCTGACGAAAGTTATCACCCAACATTGGATGTTCAAAAGGCTGACCATCAACGATACGAATAAACAGTTCCATTACATATCTAGCGTGTTAGTTGAAGGAAATGAACGGTTAAATCCCCAAATGATACGAACTGCACCTTCCGCACCGTTTGCTGTTGTTAAAGTACCAGTGTCCGATCCACCTGCGCCTCCTCCCGGAGCGCCCGGAGCAGATTTCCCATTTGTGGTAGTGGAATAAGCACCCAAAGTAGTAAATGCACTTGTTGCTGCTGGAGCAAATATACTGGGATTCACTGTCAAAAGTCCTGTCCGGTTAGAACCGCCAACACCGCCAAAACCGTCACCCGCTGTAGCGAAACCACCTCCGCCACTAGTTCCTTCTCCATAAATCCCTGTACCACCACCACCACCAGCAGTGTCAGAAGAACCACCACCTGCACCTCCACCACCGCCACCACCAGACCCCGATGAACCGCTTGCCCCAGACGCTCCACCAGCGCCGCCATTACCAGAGTAACCGCCAGCCCCTCCACCACCACCACAGTTAGTTCCAGCGGAAGCGTTCCCGCCAGCACCGCCGTTACCACCACCATCCCCGCCAGAAAAAGTTCCCGCAGCGCCTCCAGCAGTCGCACTTGTTGCTCTACCACCACCGCCACCAGTAACCGTAATCGCACCAGCAGTAAAAGTGCTAGCCGCCCCGCTAGTTGCACCACCAGCCGTAGTTGCCGTAGTGCCGCCTGTACCCACGACAACGGTATAAGAAGTTCCGGGAGTCACTGGGATATTATTTCGCCAAGCAAGTCCGCCGCCACCACCACCAGACCCGTTACTACTTGTGGAAGTAGCTCCACCACCTCCACCAATGCAAACAACACTAACAAGATTGACGTTAGCTGGAGCAGTCCATGAAAAAGTGCCAGCCGTTGTATATTCGTTCTGACCCGGAGTAGGAATAGCAGAACTTAATTCATCGTTAATAGTAAAAATACCAGACGCAACCGAAGCACCGGAAGCCGTTGATGGAGTTCGGGCAAGTAATCGCCCACCTATATACCGACCCATTAGCTAATTTCTTCCCAAGAGGCAACAACAACAAGATCGTTAGCAGTTCCGGCAGTTGCACCAATCGACTGATTTTCCTTAATGTAAATTCCAGTAGATTTATCAACCACAATTACCGACGAGTCAGCAGGTACAGATAGCGTAGATACAACAGGGAAAGCAGTACCGCCTAAAGCAGCAGCACTATAGACGTTAATTGTAATATCGGCAGCAGCAGTACCATCTACATTAGATACGATAATGCTGTTTACCTTATAAACCTTGCCACTAGACGCTGCGTTACTTAGTATTGACGTTGCGCTTGTGCTTGTCAGCGAAGTAAGCGAGTTTTCACCATAAATCGCACTAACGCTAACGATATTCGGGTTTGCCATCTTA